CCGGCTCATCATCCGGATCGTCAGGATCATCGTCCGGATCGTCGTCTTTTGCCGCTGTGTTTTCGATTTGCTTGCTTTTTTTCAAAATGTTTTTTGCCGATAAAACAAAGCGCGTGACAAAGTTGCTATCTTTATTTGCTTCGGCAATGGCGTTCTGAATGTTCGCGGCATGCTGAAGCTCCGGCATTGTTTTGTAGCCGGAAAGGTCATGGGTAACTGAATTCATATACAGTTTCCGTCCTTTCATATCGATTTTAGAATCGATTTTCTCCTCAATTTTGGTGTCAGCGAAGCCGTTTTCGATGGCTTCATCCGCCTGCATCCATGTCTCCCCGCTCATCATTTCCGAAATGGAATCCTCATCGAGGCCGGTGCGGGCCGAATAGATTGAAATGATGCTCTGCTTGATAGTGTCCAAGACGCCTTGCTGCTTTGCAAGGTCGGCAGAATTGTATTCTCCCGTCATTACTGCGAGCGGGTCATGGATCATAATGATTGCCCCGGCCGGAATCTGAATTTCATCCGCTGCCATCAGAGGAAGCGTAGCGGCCGATGCGGCAAGGCCATCCACGACGGCAACAACGCGGGCGCTGTTCATTTTCAGTTGCGAATAGATCGCAATAGCCGCGAAAATATCGCCTCCCACGCTGTTGATGCGCAAGGTGATCTGAGAAACATTTCCAAGCGACTCGAGATCCTGAATGAAATCCTTGAGATAGACGTTATCGTCCCCATCGTCCCACCAGCTGTGTTCCGACATGATCTCACCATACAAAAGGAGTTCTGCGCTTCCATTGGCAAGATTTTTGAATTGCCAGAATTTTTTCTTCAAGGCTCTTTTCCTCCTTCTTTTTGATTTTGGGTTTGCGGAATTTGGCTTGATACCTCATCCGTTTCGGATTTTTTGGAGATTGCAGTAGTCGCCGCCGGGTTGAATACCGCGTTCGTACTCGCCAGTATCTTTGCATTTCTTGAATTTTCTTCAGCGTTCGCCGCCCAGTCGCCTCCGGCAAGCTCCGTGGTCTCCCTTTCGTAAGTCGAGAAGCCGTTTTTAACCATGTGCTCGGCCGCCATAACCTCTTTCAGTGGATCAAGCTGTCCCTGCGACGGCCCGTTCCACTCGGCTTTCGACCAGGCATTCCGAATTACCGGATCATCAAAAAAGCCAGGAGCGCTTACGCGCCCTCTGGCAACTGCTTCGGCAAGCCATAATTCATACACCGGTTGGCAAAAATCTTTTGCAAACCATGACCGCCGCGTTTTGAAGCCTTTCCACGCCTCTAACAAACTCGCCCGACTAGCGGAGTAACTGGAGTTGAACGATTTCAGCAGTAATTCATATGGGACACCGATAGCGGCGCCAATATATCGCGCCATCGAGGTTACAAAAGCGTCGAAGTTCTGACTCGGGCGCTTTGGGTCCCCAAATTCTACTTCTTCTCCCGGCAGCAGCCGGTTGATCGTTCCGGGACCTAATTCGTAATTTTCTTTGGAATTATCGACGCGTTCACTGTCTGGAACCGATGTATGGACCGGGTTTCCATCTTCTGGCGTATCACTTTTGATGAATGCTGTGAAAAATCCGTTAATAACGGCCGCTATGGTCTCGGCGTCGATATACCTTGTAAGTTGTTTCACGGATTCGATGACCGGGGCAAGCAGCGGGACGCCGCGGTATTGCTCCGCGCGCTCGCTGTACATCACATGGAGGATATTCGGCATGCCTGTTTTTTCGTCGTATGCCTGGACACGAGCCCACTTCCGCGGCTGCATGCTCGGGACAAAACTGTTCGGGTAAAAATTGCAGACGTGATATGCCACGATGGCGCCAGAATTGTCGATCTCCACGCCGTTGTATACCCGATTTCCGTTCTGCATGTTATACCAAACCTGGCCTTCCAGCCCGGAAAAAGCCGTTGTGTCCGGATTTGTGATCCGGTCCGACTCAATGATATGGATTCTCAGGCTATACGGCATATACGGAGTCGGCGGTGCGCTGTCAATCAGGGCGATCCCGTCGCCATTTAAGAGCCATGATGTCAGGAGCAGTCCCTGATTTTCGTCAAAGTTATTGATTCGCGTGACATCGCTGAACTTTGAGTTTGTCCAAAGGTGGAACTCGCGAAGGACGTGTTCACCCCACTCTTTCGCCGCTTGGCCTTCTATCCCAAGGAACGCCGCATCCGGCCGAGGTTTGCATTTTAGGCCCGGACCGACAACATTGATGAGATGGGTATCTATTGCCGACCGCCCAATCGGCGACCCCATGTACAAGGACCGGCTGCGCTGGCGAAGCGTGAAAAGGTTCATGTCGATATCTTCGACCGGCGACCGGCTGTCGGCAAGCCACCCTTTCATAGAGCGCTTGGTATAACTGGCGCCGCTCTCGGAATATCCGCTGTCCTTATATGCTGTTTTCAAAGCCGCCGTCGCAAATTTTGCCGCTGCGTTCCGCATTTCGTCTGCCGCAGGCTGCGCACGCGAGCTTGGTTTTCTTTTGTTGCGTCTGGAAATAATATCACCCCCGCCCTGTTAAATATCGCGCGGAATTACTGAAAAGCTCTGCCGCTGACCGTTGTTTCGCAACATAGCAATTTCAGACATGAGTTGACTTATAATCGCATGAATCTTCTGCGGATCCATCCGGTTAATTTCCCGGCTGCCGATTTTATAGCTCTGCGCGCCGGCGGCAAAAGCCTGTTCCGCCTTGAGATAGTTGTCGAGTTCCTGCTGCTTTATCTGCAGCGCTTCCGCCGCTGTTCCGCCGAATGCCATAGAATTCCTCCTACAAATATTTGTTGTGGATGACCCTCGGCCGGTTATCCTGCTGTTGCCTTACCGGTTTGCTGACCGGTTCGCCGCGGGTTCGCTTAAGGTAGAGCTCAAAATCGTTCAAATGTGGGCTTGCAAGTTTGAATGCAGCATGTGCATAATTTCGAATATCGAAAGGCTCGTTTCGCGCAGACGGAGAAACCTTTTCCCAGCAAAGAGATGTGATTCCGTTCCGCTTCCTGACAACCCGCCTTTCGGATATGAGACCTTTGAAATAGGGCGCGTCATAATCGGCTCGCTTCGGAAAATGGCAGAAAAAAGGTCCCGGATGCTTGACTTTCAGGCTGTCCATAACAGATGCCTTCCCGTCATCCACGCCGAGAATAATGAGAATATTGTGCTTTTCCTTCGTCTTTGCGATTTTATAAATCAAGGGATACCCATTCCCGCCTTGGCCCTTGATTGCGAAAACATTCCGTGACCGGTTGGCCTTACAGTAATCGTAAACTTCCGAAGTGCAGTAGCCGGAATCGACGAATGTGCAGGAGATTTTCAGCCCAATTCCATCGGCAAAATAATAAGTGGCGCACAGGATTTTGCTGAGATGTTCCCACACTTCCGGTTTTGTCGGGGAGCCTGGGATCTGACCGTGCTTGATTCCCCAGTTTTCTTCTTCTTTTCCCCACCCGACAATTTCATATTCGAGCCAACTGTCCTGTACATCGACGGCCGCTGTGAGAAAAAGAACCCCATCCGGTAAATCCGCGCTGCCGTAATCTTCGCACCGGTCCAGCAGAAATTCGTCGTTTTCGATTTCGCCTTTTACCTCGAACGTCTCACCCAGTACCGTGTTTGTAAAAACGATGAACTGTTCCGGGTCGTCCTTGGTTGTGAGATATTCTTCGATGATCTTTTCCCACGAGTACCACGGAGAAACGAAGGCGTTCATGTGGAAACTCCGTGTTCCTTTTGCTTTCGGGTTTACGGCTACCCAGTTCCCCGGCTGCGCTTTCCACGTCCTTTCGTCAAAGTCTTTTTTGCAATTCTGGCACCGAAAGAAGATATTGCGAACATTGTAATTGCCCTTATCGTCTTTTCCGGATTCATAGATCATATCGAAAAGATTTGGAAAGACATATTCCCCACAACTTGGGCACCGAAGCCTCCACTGCTCTTGAGTTCCCAAAAGAAATTCGTCTTCGATTCGCGAGGCTCCTTTGATTCCCGGTGAACTGACGAATACCTCTTTGCGATTCCAAAAGGTGATCGTTCGTTTTTCCGCTAGCTTTACCGGATCTCCCTCGGTCCCCGCGCTTGGCGGATACCGGTCGACCTCATCGCAGAGGAGAATCCTGATCGGCCGGCTCGCAAGGCCGGAAGGCGAATTGGCGCCGACCATACCCAGCGAACCGCCCGGGAAAGATTTCATCAGGATCGTGTTGTTGGTA